GTCGGCGACTTGGGCAAAGCGTCTTCCTGAATCGACGATAACGCCCAGTAGTTGAGCAAGTGTCCCAGAAGGTTCCTTGTATGGAAGGGGCATAAGAGCATTCCGAAGATCACCACCGGGAGCATCAATATCACGGAACTCGCCAGGAGAAAGCGGCTCATCGTCGTTACGAATACGAACACCACGAGCTTTAAAGCCAGCAGGAAGATTCGAAAGAGTGCCCGCATCGATAAGTTGGCGGAGGATAGATGTCGCTGCACGTGACAAGCCCCCTATAGTATGAAGCAGGCCAAAGCCATAAAAGCCAAACCCAGGAAGAAACTTATAGTGGGTAAAGTATTGTCGTTTTCTACGAAGAGGATCGGCCTGTCGATAGTTTCGAACCACTGACAGAACCTGTCCTGAATCTTCATCCACAGTGACAATGTAAGGTAGTTTAACGCCCGTAGGCTCACCATCGGGTCCAACATCTTCAAACCCTTCAAGATCAATTTCTGTGTGGATTTCAAGTAGTGTGTGAACATCGTCACCATATGATGGACGGACACCTTGCAACTCGTTGCCAGTTTGCCTAATCGAGCTATCATCGTCTTCATCTCCTGCCTGAAGTTCAATGTCCCGATACACGCCAGCGACCTGTAGCTTGCGAAGCTCGTTCTCGGTCATACGTACTACATGTGAGACACGCTCGGCAGTGTTCAAGTCACTCGCCGAGTACGGAACAATCAGATCTTCCGCCGGGACAAACTTCGAAACAGCCCGCTGCTTGCCGGCGTCGAAGTAGACCTTCTTAAATGTGGAACCCGTCAGCGGCAGATAAAACAGCATCTGATCCGTGTCCGGGTCATACTCCTCCATGATCTCCGTAATCTGATAGTTCATGAAGTCCTTGACGCGTTGCGCCTGATCTTCAGTGACCTGAGTTGCCGCACCAATAACCTGCGTCTTTACAGGACCGCCAGCAGGCAGCATTTCCTTGTACGCCTGCGCCTGAAACTGCGTGACAGCCTCACTCAACAGCGGATGATGCACACCACTCGCACCAAGAAACGGCTCGTTACGCTCCTCGTAATTCACACCAAGCAGCTTCAAGCCCTTGGCAATCGCCTCTTCCCAATCCTCTCGCGACTCCTTGTCGTCGTCAACCTTGTCACGAAGCTCGGAAGACAACGTGCCAAGAACAGAGTCGTCAAGAATCTCCGCAAGATTTGCGTTGTGGTCGTACATCTCGGCCTGAACCTCGACCATCTCTTCCATGCCGGCAAGCTCAATGCCGTCGGGGAGCATGTTCTCCTCGGGAAGTTCGACCATCAACTCTTCAGGCATCTGGTCTGCCGGACCACCGGCTCCCATCGCCATATCAACCATCTGCGGAGGAAGTGCCATTAAAATACGCCTTTGAATCGTTGCGGACGAGCAATGGGGCTGAAACCCTTGACCATGCCACCCTTTGCTTTACGAGGGCCAATACGCTTGATGTACTGCTCAAACGTCATCTGCTCGGAATAATCAGTCTCACCCGGACCGGGATCGTAGAACTTTTTGCGAAGCTCCTCGAGTTCCTTGTCCTCTTCTTCAATTTGCTTGTTTTTCAGCTTGCCCATCACATCACCTGTCGTGCCATAGCGCCGATGCCGGAGTGTACCAGCTTTGTAGGCCGTAAGTCTACGGGGCCACCTTTTGCGCGGCGAATCACCTTGTTCTCAAACTCATCACTTAACGGACCAATGTTTACTTCATATGTCGTTTGATCAGGCGACGGACGATCCTCTGGCCGATAGCGACGTGTGCGAATTCGATCTCCAAAGTACACGGCGCGCGCGCTTTTGTGATCCCTGCCCTCTACCTGCGGCCTTTCCAAGTTTCCTGTCGTGGGGTTGACAGCTTCAATGGTTTCAAGCTCAACAATATCGTTGCTATCTACAGCCTGTTTCAAACCTTTTTTAACGTGATCTTCATAAATCGTTCTAGGAATTACATCTGGATCACTTCTTGTGGTGCCGTCTGCTCGTCTGACCTGAGCAACAGGTCGGTCCCCAGCATCTCTGAAATCTTCCCAGTTAGGAAAAATAACGCCATCGAGTCCTTTCTTTTGTGCCTCGGCTAATGTCAGACGGATCGCGAACTGATTGAAATACGCATCCGAAGACTTACCAGCAAAAGGAGTGCCAGGACGATAGGCATCAGGCGCATCGGGGTTGTTGATAGTGTTTACCCAAGTTTCAAATGAGCGTTTTAATTCTTCACCACGTTCCGCACTTATACTCGGCGCAGAATCAATAAGTGCATTCATTTCTGAAATACTGTTTTCTGGTGGCGTTGGACGGAATATGCCCTGCTCAATAGTGCCGGCAATGTCGGTGGTAATTCGCTGTTGCAAGTTACGTTGAACCATCGCCGGTACACTGGTGTGGGTGTCAGCAAGCAGGACATCATCAACATTTGCCCCCAGAAAACCAAACGTGCCTGGGTCATCCTGTAGAAGTAAATCAAAGCTGCCTGTGCCTGTAGGAGAACCGGGCACAGCGTCTGCCAACAAAAACTCAAGGGGCGTTTCTCCTCGATCCATAGCATCTCGAACGCCTTCATAAAACGCTCTGCTGAGATTCGTGCCGCCCATTTGCTCAGAGCCTAGGGTGCCACCTTCGGCAGCAAAATCAATCGTGTCACCTTCCTGCGCCCGTTTTGCAATCACACGATTCAGAGTAGCAATGTCCTCTGCGTCGATGAAACTAGAATCAGGGTCTTCAATCGCTCCCTTCAACGCTCTTTTTATAGCCTCTACCCGTGTACTTTGACTGTATTGAGTAGTACGACGAGCATTGTAAGGATTACCGTCACCACCTAATGGCGTTCTACCTGACGGGGGCCGAGCATCTATGCGGAAGACTGAAAACTCAAGTGCGCTGTCAACTTGAGATGAGGACAAAGTTCCGCCCGCAATCCTATCAAGATCCGCATCATCAATAACTCTAAGCAAATGACCTGTCATCAGTTTTGAAAGAACTTCTGTAACAGGGCCAATGTCCGTCCGTGGGTCCAAGTTAGAAGGAACCCCCGTGGGTGCCGCCTCATATATGGACGCAATCGTGTCCGTCGTATCAGCAGGACTGGGCCGAACGCCGCCAATCAAAGCCAAATCATTCCCTAGCGCATTTGCCGTATCTTGTTGCTGCGTCTCAATACTGTCGAGTAAATCTGCCTGAGTTGACCCATCACCGCTTTGGCGGCTCTGCGCGGCATCGTCAAACACCTGACGAAACGTCGGATCAAACTCCATCAACTCATCAAGATTATACCGCTCTTCACCCGTAAGGAATCGGAACTCATCCCCACGACCCGATGCAAATTTACGCTCTGAAACCGTAGCGTTAGACTGTAATTCTTCAAGAACACCAATCCTGCGGCCCTGCCCGTCCGTTATAACTTTAAGACGAATATGGCCGAAGTACCCCGGTACTCCAGATTCCGCAGTGGCTGAAGTCCCTGGCCCACCACTAGCACCAATACTGTGGTCCGCAATAGTGCCAGGATTGCCACGCATTCCATACCCAGCAAAGGTGCCACCGCGAGTCTGCACCGTTTTGCCCTCAATAAACGGCACAGTTGAGTTGGGATTGCTCAGATATATATGCATCTGTTCACCGTAGACACGGTCAATACTGTTCTGACCAAAATCATCCAGCGAAGTCACCGGACCACCCTGCGCCGCATCAGCACCCACTTCTGACTGCAACAAAGTCTTCACGCGAAGCTGTGGAGTGTAGTCCCTATACAGCGCAATAACCTGACCACGGTACAACTGGTTCGGGGCGTGTTTCTCAAGGAACTCTACAAACTTGGAACCTTCGCGGTCACGCTTCAAACTTTCACCAAAGCCCCCGCGTAGCGAGTTCAACACGTCTTCTTTCGACATCGCGGCGTTGTCCGGCAACCGGTCAATAAGCTGGTACATCGGCGAGTAGTCCACGATATCACCTTGCCGTGCAGCGTCTCTGGTCATGACGCTATGCCGTGCAACTTGTGTGTCCAGACTAGCCGTCATCGGCATAACGCGGTCAGTCGGGATTAGAGGCGGCATGTCTACCTCGCCCGTAAACCCAACCTGCGGAGTGTCTGAAACTACCTCCGTAACGGTCCCTTCAATAATATCTTCTGCTGCTGTGACCGGGGGCGGTGTCGGCTCGGCACTAGCACGAACTTCTGGTGCGGGGGCCGTGGGCCGTGCTTGCGGCTGCGGAGGACTGTTTGTAAATAAGTTTTGAAACTCGTCGGACATTGACTCAGGCCAGGCAATACGAGTGCCTGCTGGAATCCGACGACCAGTGATGTCGTACATGTCTTCCTGAAACTCAAAAAGACTAAAAGGTCGAGCGGTTGACCCCGATACCAGGTCAGAGTCGGTTAAGCCAGGAACATAGTTGAAAACTGATGTACCATCCCCACCAGCAGGCCCACCCGGTATCATGTCAGGATTCATAGTAACGGTGTTAGGGCCGTATCGGATGTCTAATTCCTCTTGTCGGTAATTTGGTGCAAAACCAAACTCCCCATCCACAGAGTCAATCCGAAGATCCGGATCTGTCAGATCTGAATCGTAAGCGCCCTCCGCCGCAAAATATTGGTCAAGCTGCTCAAACTGCTGTGCTTGGGCAACCTCCAGACGCGCAGTCGCCTCGCCCTGAACATACAAACGACGGAGATCGTCCTCTGGACCCTGTATCTCCTCACCATTGGGCAACCGGACAGTGAACGTGTCGTCATCCGCCTCACGAACCACAGGTGCCGCCGCAAGAGCTTCATCCAACTCTTCTTGCGTTTCAGGCAAATACGGAAGCAAACGATTGCGCGGATCAGCTTGACCCCCATAACCCATTCGATTCGCCACAGATCTAGCACCAGAATCCGCCTTGGCGGCTGTCGCCAAAAGTTTTGCACTTTTCAAAAACAGCAAAGGATCAGCAATAAATTCGCCAGCAAATGCACCCTGCCTAAAAGGATTCACACCCGCACGGGACAACGCATCATCGCTGGTGCTGGGCGCGTCTAACTTGTCCCCCAACCCCACAGCGCGCATAACACCTTCCGCACCATACGTCTTACGAAACTCGTTTAACTGACGAAAATACGGGGATTCCTCTTGATTAATCGTCTTACCAGTAATCAACTTGTTCACAAGTGCTGGAGCATCACCAAAAGCAAGACCCGTTAAATCAGCCGGTAACCCTAAAATACCAGCCGCCATACCCGCGCCAACACCACCAATCACATTCGCACCTTCGGCAAATGTCTCCTTCAAGGACCGTGGATCGCGGATCGGCCTGCGATTTGCCATCGCACGTTGAACAGGAGTCGGCCTCGGTGTGGGAAGAGTCATGATACCCGCAGCACGGTTCGCGGGCGGCGGTACAGGGACCGTCATCGGACGACGGCGGGGATTAGGTTGTGGAACAGCTACCATTAGTAATAGTCTCGCTTCTTAGCGGGCAACCAATCTTCTAGCTCTTCGCCCTGCAAACTGATAAAACCACCCTGACGAA